CAAGGTCGTCGGGGCCATGAAGACCACCGAGAGGGCTACCAACACCGCCCGCTTCCTCATCGAGAACGGTGTCGCCAACGGCTACCGCGTGGAGATGTCCAACCTCGTCCCGAGCAACCTCACCAAAGGCACCGGCACCGGACTCTCCGCCGCCATCTTCGGCAACTGGGAGGACCTCTTCGTCGGACAATGGGGGGGGCTTGACATTGTCGTGGACCCTTACAGCCTCGCCGAGTACGGTGACATCCGCCTCGTCCTCAACGCCTACAACGACGTCCTCGTGGCCGAGCCCGCCAGCTTCGCGGCCATCAAGGACATCATCGCCTAACTGACGCTGGCCTATGGGAGCGAGGGAGATCGACCCGGCGGTCCTTGACCGCCTTCTCGGAAGGCTGAAGGCGCACCTGAGGGTGACCGCCTCAGACCTTGACGGGGAGCTGCGCGGCAAGCTCCGCGCGGCCATCGGCGTGGCCGAGCACCGCATCGGGCGTGTGATCCCTCTGACCGAGGTCACCGACACCCTTCCCTTCTCACAGACGCTCACCCTGTCCCGTCCGCTGGTCTCGGTGGACGGGGTCAAGGTGGACGGCGTGGCGGTCGAGGGCTGGGAGGCGGACACCTTCACCGGGACCGTCACCCTTCCCGAGGGGACCGGGGGCGCGTCCGTGACCGTGACCTACACGGCCGGGATGCCCCAGATCCCCGACGACATCGTCAGCGCCATCCTGCTGGTGGCGTCATCGCTCTTCTCCAACCCAATGGACTCCGTCGAGACCTTGCCGAAGGCCTCGGCGAGGCTCCTGAGGCCTTACCGCAACTACGGGCTTTAGATCTATGGCTTACGACTGGAAGATAGGCGAGATGGACACTCTCGTGACGGTTCTGCGGAACGTGACCACCCTGGGCGACCAGGGGCAGAAGACCCGCTCGTGGGAGGAGCACTCCCGCGTGTGGGCGAAGGTCACCCGCAGGGTCAGCGAGATGGTGGACAACGGCAACCTTGAGGACGGGCGGAGCCTGGAGGTGACCGTCTACAAGATCCCGTGCCTCGACACGAGGTGGCGGGTCGTGGTGGACGGGAAGCCCTACGAGATCCGGTCGGTCGACATGGTCGACAGGGTCTCCCCGGTGTGCGTGCTCTCTCTCTTCTCAATCGACGGCTGTTAGCTATGGCGGCGGCTGTTATGACCATAGAGGGCCTTGCCGACTACCTGAGGACCCTTGACGAGGCGCCCAAGACGCTGATCAAGTGCGTCCGCAAGGCGATGCGGAAGGCTGGGACGGAGCTGGCGAGGGACATCAAGGCGGGGACTCCCCAGCCGTTCAGGCCGCTTGTCAAGAGCAAGGTCGTGAAGGCGAGGATAAGCCGCAACCTCTCGGCCGCCGTCGGTCTCTACAAGGACAGGACGGGCGAGGCTGTCCCCGAGTGGTTCAAGGCCTACTGGAAGAACTACGGAACCCTCCAGCGCAGGGACCCGTCGCACCGCTTCGACCGCCCGGTCAGGCCGGACGGCACGGTGGAGGCGAGAAACCGGAGGAACCGCCTGGGGCAGTACAGCGAGAACTTCTTCGAGGAGGCGATGCCATCCGGCTGGGAGGCGAGGTACGTCAACACGTTCGCAAGGGAGATGAGGGCCCAGGGTTACGACATCTGACGGATATGGAAGACCGCATAGGAAAGGCGCTCACGGCGACAGTGTCGGGCATCTCACCGGTCTACCTCTACGAGGCCGAGACCGACGAGTATCCCTACGCCGTGTACTACTACACCCCGGAGTTCTCCAGCACGAAGGACGGGGTCTACAAGATAGCCGCCGACGTCACCCTACAGGTCTACTCCGACAGCTTCGACGAGGCCTACGCCCTCGCGGGTGAGATCAGGGAGGCCCTTCTCTCCGGGATGAACGGCGGCGCCTTCAGGACGAGGGTGTCGACGACATCGAAGGAGTGCGAGGAGGGCGTCTGGAACATCGAGACAGTTTACAACATAACACAGATAGCATAATGGCAGCAGAATTCGGATATAACATCGCCTTCAAAGTAAATAACAAGACCTTTGCGGGGCGCACCCAGGACGACCTGACGATCACCCCGACCGTTAAGGAGTCCATCACAAAGGACGACGCCGGGCAGAAGAACAGCGCCGTGACAGGCAAGGAGGTCACCTTCTCCTGCCAGGGCCTCGTGGTCCTCACCGACACCGCCACCACCAAGCTCGTGCGTGACGACATTGTCGAGCTCGCACTGGAGACAGGGAGCTCGGCGGTCATACCGTTCAAGTACCAGGCCTCCAGCGGCAAGGTGTTGAGCGGGAACGCCATCATAACCGGCTATTCCGAGTCCTCGAACTCGGAGGACGAGGCCACCTACTCGGTGGATCTCAAGTCCACCGGCGCCATCACCTTCGCCACCGCAAGCAACGGATAGCATGGCGAAGGTCGTCATAGGCGGGGCCGAGTACCCCGTGGCCGTCACTTTCGGCGCCATAGCCTCCTACCTCGAGAGCGTGGGCGAGGACTCAGCCGAGGGTCTGGCGGCTTTCTACCAGCTTCCCCCGTCCAGATACCCGGCATTCATTGTCGCTTGCGTCAATGAGGGCCTTAGGGTCGAGGGGAGTGAGGAGAGGATCACGGTGGAGGAGGTGAGCGCCTGCTCCATCATGGAGGTCGGCAACGCGGCCGCCATCCTCTTCCGGGAGATGATCCCCGCCACCAGCGAGGACAAAAAAAAAGACTGAATGACTCCGGGGAATCCCCCTTGACGTTTGGTGACATCAGGGGGATAGCCCTCGGGGTTTTGGGAATGACCCTACCCGACTTCTACGCCATGCCGGTCGGGGTTTTCTGGGAGGCTCTCGGGGCCCACCACAAGGAGGTGGAGGCGGAGAGAAGGCATATGGGCGAGCTGGTCAGGGGGGCGGCGTTGAGGCTTTTCAACATCAACCTCAGGAAGAGTGACCAGATTAGGGACCCGAGGAAGTTCTGGGCGATGCCCTGGGATGATCCGACGGATGACGATGAACAGGTGAAGGCTCTGGAGAAGATGACCGACGAGCAAAGGGCGGCATCCGCCCGGAGCCTTCTTCAAAAGATAGGATGGTAAAATGGCAGACGGAAGCAACCTGAAGGCGAAGATCGGCATGGACACCGGCGACTTCGAGAAAGGAGCCAAGAAGGTGACCAAGGCCGCCCAGAGTATGGGCAAGGACATCGGCACGTCTCTCTCTGACGTGGGCCGCGCCATAGGCGTCGACGCCGGTCTCCTGGGGGATCTCGCCAGGAGGATAGAGAGCGCCACCACCCTCTTCAGGGGCATGGCGTCAGCCGGAGGCAACGCCGCCAGCTCGCTGACGAAGGCGATGACCGGACTCGGGGGAGCGATAGCGGGACTCGGTCTAACAGCGGCGATACTGGCCTTCAGGGAACTCAACGCCGAGGCCGCCAACTTCGAGCAGCGCTTGCAGGGGGTGAATCTCGCCCAGGCCGCAAAAGCGGCCAGGGACACCTACAAGCAATCCCTCTATGACCAGACCGGCAGGGGCGATGACTTCGCCTACACCAAGGAGTATTGGCAGACCCGTCTCTCGATGGGTTGGCAGAATATGATGACAGGCGCTGACCCGGCGCAGAGGGAGCAGGCCATGAGGGCGGCGGAGAGAGCCGCGGCCCTGGCGAGTGAGCGTGTCGAGATCCAGAGGGAACTGGACAAGTATGTCAGGCAGGAGGCCGTCCTCCAGAGCCAGATCAACGAGTTGAGGAACACAGCCGGGGACAGGTCGAAAACCGAGGAGGAAAGGTCGAAGGCGAAGACGCAAGCCGAGAACACCATCAACGTCTTATACAACACCCGCATAGGGTTGCAGCAGAGGCTGGCCGACAACCTGCGTGAGACCAATGGTCTCGTCTCATCCACCGACGAGGAGATGCGGGCGCAATATGCCGCTGAGGCTGCGGTCTATAACCTTGAGGGAGCGAGACAGTCGCAGCTCCGCAGTTTCATCCGTGTTGGGAACCAACTCGAGAACTCGGGCAAGGCGCAGGCGCAGGCGGCCAAGGAGACCCAGCAGGCGACCGAGCTGACGCTCGCGGCCGCCACCGAGCTGGTGGAGAAGGAGAGGGCGCTGAAGGCCATCCAGGACCAGAACGCAGCGATGAAGGCAGCGGCCCGCTTCCGGATTGACGGGGCGCTGCCGGGAATGGAGACACCGGGCGCCCTTCAGGGGCTGGCCCAGAGGCTGACCGTCCCCGCCCTTGTCAAGCCGGTGGTCGACACCGAGGCGGCGCAGCAGGCGGTCGTCGAACTGTCGGGCATCGTCGAGTCCGGCGTGGTCGGGATGTCGGAGGCGATCGGTGACCTGATCGGGAACCTGATCAACGGCGAGAACGCCTGGCAGGGGTTCGCCCAGGCCGGCATCGCGGTCATAGCCGATATGCTCTCGACAGTCGGAAAGGCTTTCATCACCGAGGGTATCGGCGTGGAGGCCGCCAAACTCGCTCTCAAGACGGGCAACGGCGTGGCCGCCATAGCGGCGGGCTCGGCTATGGTGGCACTCGCGGCTGCCATGAAGACCACGATGAGCAACGCCGCGGCCAACTGGAGCGGGGGCGGAGGGGCGGCTGTCGCCTCGTCGTCATACAGCTCCGGATCGTACTCGCCCGGCTCAGTCTCCCAGGCCATAGAGGTCAGGGTGACCGGCACGCTGACAGGCGAGGGGAGCAAGCTGAAGGCAGTGCTCAACAACGAGGACAACCGGACAAACGTGACCACATAGGATATGGCTTACAGGACAAGATACATCTACAGCTTCGACTCGCCCGAGGGCAAGGAGATCGAGATCACGATAGCGGACAACGCCTACAGCGGGAACGCCAAGAGCCGCCCTCTCGGAGGCGCCCCGACGCTCAGGATGGACTCATCCGGATGCGTGAGGGGGATGTCGCTGGAGATCCCGGCCGAGTGCCAGGAGGCCGACGAGTACGCCGACCTCTACACCTCAGACCCGACCCGGTTCAAGGTCACGCTCTCCGTCAACGAGGCGGACGTCTGGTTCGGTTTCATCTCGCCGGAGATCTACGCGGCGCCCTGGGTGGACCCGCCCTACGACGTGAGCCTGACCGCCACCGACGGTCTCGGCGAGCTGAAGCGCCACGACTACGAGGCGAGGGGCAGGCAGAGCCTGTCGGGACACCTCACCTTCCTGCTGGCCAAGACGGGCCTGTCGCTGCCCGTCAGGCTCGTGAGCAGGTTGGAGAGCGACACCACCGCCAGGGCCTACTTCCTGGACGAGACCGAGGTCAGCCTCGACCATATGGCGGGCAAGACCTGCTACGACGTCCTCCAGGCGATCCTAGCGGGAATCCACGCCACGATACGGCAGCAGGGGGGG